AACGCACTGATCATCGGGCAGCGACGCGGGCGGATCGATGTCGTTTCGGCCCCCTCGGAGCGTGTTGATGACGAGCGGCGGCGGCGCGCTACTGGCCATCACGGAGCCAACGAATTGTAGGGCCACACGCGCGCTGATAAACCCCAACGCAAAAACGTGTCGGTCTGCTTCGGTCCAGAGATCCACGCACTCTTGGCTAAAAAGAACCGTAAATCCGCGAGACGCTTCTCGAACTTCGCCTCTTCCACTTCCGCCAGCGGATTGAATTTTTCGAGCTTCATCAGCTCGTCGTAGATCACGCCATGCACGAGCACGTCGTGGAAATCTTTCGAGAACGCCGGCTCATCGCTATCCGCCACCATGTCGACGCCGGCCAGCAGCACGTCCGACATCAGGTTGTACGCCACCGTCGGCACGGGATACAGTCGCAACTGAATCACGTCGTCATTGATCTGATCAGCGACATACTGCTGCGCGGTCCCGACCGTGACCTCGGCCGAGTCCATCATCCTCAGTTGGTTGAGGGTGATCTCGCGCAACGGGCGCAGCAGGTACGTGTTGTCGTAGACGGAAAAGATTTTCGCGATGCCCGACTGCGTGGTCGTCGGGACGCCACTGGCAGTCGCAAATGTCGCGATGCCACGCCGGGTTTGCTGGAGCCCGATGGAGGATTGGACTTCCCGATAACGGAGATTGAGTTCCGCCTTGATGCGTGTGCGTGCGTCAGTCGACGTGAGATTCAGGCGCCCCATGACCAAGTCCTGCATCTCTTTGAACGTCATCGGGCCTCCTCTCTCATGTCACGTGCCCCGCCTGGCGTTATCCGAGACCAGGACGAGGCACGCGCGTCTGTCGACTAGACCTTGACTTGATTCTGTTCGGCGATGATCGTCTTCAACAGCACCGACAAGGTCGGCGCGTACTGCGCTTGGAGAATCCGATCTTCGACCGTCTTGTTCGGCACGAACAGCATCACTTCCGTGCCCTCCTTGTCGGCGTTCTTCGCGACGACCAGGACTTTGTTCCCGATGTACCGGCCCGGCTTGATCTGATTGAAGAGTTCGATCTCTTCGTTCGAGTGCAAACCTTCTTTCAGCCGAAACCCGTTCATGAATGAGGCCCGCGCGAACTCCGGCCGATTCGGATCGCCCGTCGGATTCCATGGCGTCTTGTAAATCGCCTTGGAAATCGGGATCTGCTTGATCGGCCCTTCGTCCTGCTTGGCCGCCAGCATCTCCAGGACTTTGAGTAACCGCTCGTCGTAGTCGGTCGAATCGTCTTTCGGCGCGGCCTCTTTCTTCGCCATCATCTCGAGGATGGCGACCAAGCGTTCATCGACGGAGGGCTTCTCCGTCTTCGTGACGTCAGGCATGGCCCGACCTCCAGTGACGCGCCCGATCTCCGCCCGCGTCACATCTTCGGCGGATGCGGAGTCCTGCCGCCGGCGATGGCCGGCGGTCAGGCTCCGCGGTGGAACCCTAGACGAGGAAGACGGCAATCGCCGCGGTCGACGCGTTGTCTGAGGCCGCGAGCGCGATGGCCACCTGATCGCCCGACGTGGTCGTCTTCTTGAGATGGCCGGTCGTCGCGGAGAGTTGGAGACTGTCTCCCGCCACCGCGCCCGAGTCGACAATCATCGTGGCTGTGCCACGAATGCGGATGTACCCCGAATCGCCCGAGGCGAACGGCGCTTCCGCGCAGCCGATGAACGCGCCCGTGCCGAGGGCGCCCGGCTGCACGGCATCGAGGGTCGAGTTGGCCGAGACGGCAAACCCCGACGTCGCGATCGCCGCCGCCGCTGTCACGTAGATGAATTCCCCGAACTCGCCAAATGCCCGCGAACCAATCGCGGCCAACGTGGCGGGCACCGCCGTGACGGGGGTTCGCGTGAGCGAATCCTTCGCGGGGTACGCCATAACCGGACCAGTGAGTCTCGCCATGAGAGTGAATCCTTTCGAGAAAAATCAAACTCCCGATGAGCCCCATGCCCATCGGGAGGTGCCAGTCCGGTTTACTGATGGATGAGAAACAGACGGCTCTTGTTGTTGGTCGTCGCCTGAAGCATCGAGTACAGTTTGCAGACGTAGCCGTTCGCGTTCGGGATCTCGATCGTTTCGCCCTTCTCCCGATACGCGTCCTTCGACACGTTCAGGCGATAGAACTTCGGATTGAGCCCGTAGATGCGCGTCCCGCCGTACTGGCTGAACACGTATCGCGACGTCTTGAACGCCAGCTTTTTGAAGCCGCCGTCGGCTTCCTTGGTGTCGATGAACCGCTGGAACACCTGAAGCGCGCCTTCATAGAGCGCCTGGGCCGCTGAGCCCGAGACGAGCAACGTCGGCGCCGCGCCACCGGACCCCTTCGCCGCGGTATTCCAGGCGGTCGTGAGCTGCGCTTCGATGTCCGTCCCGTTTGACAGGTACGTCCCGACGTAGTTTCTCCACCACGTCTCGGTCCCCGCGTTGATGCCGCCCGGCGAGCCTTGGCCCGAATCAGGGACGATGTTCTGGAGACCCAGGAACCCGTCGTTCGACGTCCCGAAGAGGTTCTCTTCGATCAGATCGTCGTGCGACGTGAACGCGTTCTCGAGCAGCGACTTGACGAGCGCGACCTTCTGATTCTCGCTCGGGTTCTGGGCATCGTCGCCCTTCGACCACACGATCGGCACGGAACACTGGCCGGGCGTGTAACTGGCCGCCGTCAGGACGTCCGTCTTGGCGAGCGACGTCGATTCGAGGTCCGTCGCGAGGAACGTCGTGCCAGGGTTACGCTGGTAGTCCAGGGTATGTTCAATCGTCGGCCCCATGCCGATCCGCTTGATGCCCCCCTGGGCTTCCAGTTCGCGGAGAAACGCGCTCTCCGCGAACTGATTCATCGGCTTGTTCATCTCGTTGGCCACAGCCGGATACGAGACGGCAAGAATCTGAGAAATGGACAAACTCACAGAGCCCTCCTTGCCAAGTGGCAAGAACGCAACATCCGTTGGGGCGCCTGTGTCGTCGGCGGGTTGACGGGGTCGTCAGACGCTCTGGTCTCGCCGAGCGTCAGCTCATGTGCGTGGCGGGCGGTTAACGCAAGCCCGCGAGCGAATTGCGGATGACCGACTCCATATCGAAGGAGCCATTCGTGGCGTCCGCGCCAACGCGCGCCGTCGCAACTGGGCGCAGCGAGTCTTTCGGGATCCGCTGCTCCACATCCTTGAGGGCCGCGGCGTGGCCTTCCGCTTTCGCCGCGGTCACTCTGGCTTCGGCGTCCGCCATCTCCTTCGCGAGTAGTGGCACGACAAACATCCGATAGCCGTCTTCGAGGCCGACCTGAGAATTCTCCGGTTGGCGAATCCCTTCCTGAAATGCTTGGTAGTACTTCTTCATGCCCGGCCACGTCTCGATCGCCTGACGGAGGCGTGGCAGCAGTTCGTTCTTCTTCGCTTCCAACTGCTCGATCGCGCGCCGCTGGTCGACGATGGGCGCGACGTCTTTTCTGAGCGCCTCGATCTCCGCCTTGTGCTGCGCCGAGACTTTCGTCACCGACTGATCCGCTTGCCAGGCCGCAAGTTTCGCCGCCTGCGCTGGTGTGTACGACACGCTGCCGTCCGGATTCAGATAGTCCGGCTTGGGCATGTCGGCCGGCACATCCGTCACGACCGGCGCCGCGATCGGCTTGACCTCGCCAGCCGGCGTCACCGTCGCGCCGATCTTCTTGGCCTCCGCTTCGACCAACGCCCGGTAGCGCGGGTTGGTCATAAGCGCCGCGAACCCGCGGTCCGGATCGTGCTCGAGCACCTGAAGCATCTTGTATCGACGCTCATGCTCGGGTGAGGCAAACTCTTTGATCTTGGCGTCGAGCTCGGCCTGTTTGGCGTCGAGCTGTGCCTGCAACTTGTTGCGTGTCCGCGTCACGACCGCCTGATGCCGATGGACCGGAATGCGGCCCTTCTGGATCATCGGGTTCTTCGTGATGAGATCCGCTTCGATCTTCTTGATCTCCGCTTCGTCGTCCTCGACGTTCGCGGCCGGCTCGGCGGCCTTGACCGCCCCATCATCCGCCTGCGCGGGAGGCGTCTCGCTCTCGGTCGCAATCGCCGCCTGTTCGTCGGTGGGCTCCGCAATGCTTTCGATCGCGCCCTCGACCGCCGTGCCAATCACATCACCCACGCTCATAGTGCCTCGTTTGGTGTCGCGGGAGTCTCCGCGCTACTGCTCATTCCACTTCGCCACTTCGCCCTGACGGTGCCCAAACTCGGCCCCAGGTGTCCAGCCCGCCTCTTTGGCCGCTTTTCGGAACTCGGCCTTCGACCGGAACCGACGCGGCGTCCCGTCGGCAAAACACAACCCGTGCCGGATGGTCACATCACACTCGTCGCCAATAACGGCGGCCGTCGCGTGACGTGATGCCCCATCCTCGACCATCGGCTGAGAACACTCGGAACAGGGCGGCAGAGGATCGTAATCCCACAAGAGCGGTGTCGTCCGGGTGCCGCACGTCGCGCACACCAGGGTCCGTCGTTTATACGTGTACCGCGTAACCGCCACTGTCCCTCATTCCCTTAGACGTCCCCCACGAGATTTGGGGTCTCGGGCATGGATTGTGCATCGACCGTGACCGCCGGCAACCCCGCCGACGGCACCCCGCCCATCTGAATCCCCACGAAGACCTTCACGCCCCCGCTCTCAGGCGTCTTGGCCGGCGGGTCGACGACCGGCCCCTTCTCGGTCTTCACCTGCGAGAGCGCCCATTCGGTCGGACGCGCATCCCCTTTTTCGGCCGCCGCTTGCGCCGCCTGCCAGTGGAGTTCCGCGTACTCCGGCAACCGCTCCCTGAGGATCGCCTTGGCTTGGAGCGCCAAGCTCTCGACATACTCCGATGACTTGTGCAGTTCAAGGATCTCCGTCCGCCTGGCCCGTGCGATCCTCGCCCCCGTCGTCTTCGTCATCGCCTCGCCCGCGTTGGCCTTCTCCAAGCACGCCTGGCATAACCCTTGCCCAGCGTGCGGCTTCGACGGATGGCAGAGTGCCTTGTGCGCGAAGCCTGGCGGGAGTTTCGCCTTCGTCACAGATGCTCTCCGCTCACCGTCCGCTTCAAGATCGGTTCCTGGATCTCAGGCGGCGTGACCGGAGCCGTCCCCGGTGGGGGCGGGAGACTGGAACCGGCGCCTGGGCCAGGCGGCGGGGGCAGCGCTTGCACACCGCTCATCTTTTGCGTGGCGTCTCGAATCATCAGCGCGGCGGCCGTAATTTCGTCCGGACTGATCTGGATGCCCGTCGCCAGCATGACCGCGACCGCGAGCGGGTTGACGAGGTCCGCCCCGCCGAACCGGTACGACACGTTCGGCTTGTCGGGCATCGGCGACGGCGGCTTCGGCACGACGAACCGTTGCGGGTCGAACCCGCTCAGCCGCCACAATTCCTTCTCAATCTCAATGCGCCGCGTGTTCGGCGAGTTCGCCATGAGATTGTACATTTTGAGCAAGTTCTGGAACCGCGCGCTCTTGTCGATCCGTTCGCTGGAGTCGGTCAGGTACGAGAACGTAAAGTCCGCGGCCCGGTGCGCCGCGTCGAGCGTGACGAGTTCTGTGGCCCCGTCCTCGCCCACAATCTCGACGTACATCGCCTGATCGAAGAACAACTGCATCAGGCCCCAGATGACTGCCGCGCCCTCCGCCACGTACCGGTTGACGCGCTCCTTCTCGTACTCGAGCCGAATCTGACTGGCGGTTTCGATCGTCTGAAGCTCGTACTTCGAGCGCGTCGTCGCCGTCGGCGACGCAATCTGATTGGACGCGAGCGCCCACGTGCGGTCCAAATCCTCCGAAATCGTCTGCTGGAACTGGAAGTTTTCTCGCGGGTAGGAGGCGCGGGCGACCTCGCCAATGACCCGATCGCCCGGGCCGTTGACCGGAATCATGTCTTGCCATTCGCCCAGTCGCAACTTGTCCGCGACTTCCGGGTCCAACCGGTTCGTGTCAAACCACCGAATCGGGATCGAGTGATCCCGCTGCCGAAGCATCTGACTGCGGGACCGGATGAGTTCGCGGACTTGTGGGCGGGCGGCTTGCGAGTCCGAAGGCGGCGTCGCCAGGTCGCTCACGTACACGAGCGTCCCGACGCGCACCGGGAGCGACCGGATGCCGATGAAGTGGCCCGGCACGCCGGGCTTGGGCGGCACCGCGGGGCTGCCAGGATTTCCAGGCGTCGGCTGTCCCGTGACCGGATCGGCGCCCGGCGGTGTCGGCGGCACGGCGGCCGTCCCCGGCGTCGGCAGAATCTCCGGCACCCACTCCTGCCAGTCCGTCGGCCCATCTTCGACCGGATCGTCGACGCCTTCGACGTACACGCATTTCGAGATGTGCTCGGGATGATGGACCGTCGGATCGTAGCGCTCCGTGTAGTACCAGATGGTCGTCGCCTTGACCGTCTCGGAGGATTCTTTGTTCTGGAGGGTCTGATCGTCGACGTTGGCCGCGAGCAGTTTGGGCCGCGTCGTCTTCGGTTCGACGTCGTCCAATTTCCCCGGCCACCGCTTCTTCGCGGACTCGAGCGTCGGATACGACTCGTACGCGAGCCACGACGCCTCTTCCCAGTTCGACCCGGTAAACTCCGAGGGCCAGAGGAGCGACGCGGTCGAGATCCGCTCCCACGTGATCCGCTGATACGTCTTGCGTTGGGTCGGCACCGCGGGCCCCGGCACCGGTGGACCCGGCATGGCGAGCGTCTGGCCGGGCACCGTCGGATGCGGCACGTGGATCGCCGGCCCCGGCACCGGCGGCCCCGGCACCGGAAACTGCTCCGTGCGGACCTCAATCCCGATGACTGAGGCCATCAAGCCCGACGCGTTGATGACGTCGGCTAAGACTTCATCCAGCATGTACGACGCTTTGCACTGCTTCGTGAGCACGTCGTTGACGGCCGTCGTCACGACATCCTCAATACCCTGCCATTCTGGCCGCGTAGCCTCCGCCACCACCTTCGGCGTATTGAACGAGAGCTGCGCCGTCTTCTGCTTGGTCCGCGACCAATCCTCCGGCACCGCGATGCGATCCTGCGTCTGGTCCGAGTCGCCAATCCCTCCGAACGGCTTCTGGACCCGGTAGTCGACGTTGGTCCGCCAGTGCGAGTCGAGCAGCCGCGCCCGGTTCTGCCGCGCGGCCGTGATCCACGACATCCACGGGATTTTCTTCTTGACGGGCGCCGCCTGATCGGTTGACGTCTCGTCCGCCGGATCATCCAAGGCGTTCGACGCGGCGTCTTCCGTGGGGAGCGTCCCGACCGTCTCGTCTGCCATTTACATCACTCTCCGCGTCGCTTCCGACCCCAGCCGCGTCCCGATCCGCTTGCGCTTCGCAATCTCTTTGAACATCCACGCGAGCGCCGGATCGGTCGTCTTCTCGTGCGACCGTCCAGGCCGGCTCATCACGAAGTACCGCCCACAGTCGGCGCCCTCGTCCTCGACCCCTCGGGTCACAATGTCCGCGGGATTGGCCGGATCGACCACCATCTGCGGCAGCGTCCGGATCGTCGTCGGGCACCCGTGTCTGAGGTACGCCAGCCGCGGCCGTTCCACCAGTCCATCGTTCACCGTTTCCCTGAGCCAAATGTGCAACTGCACCCAGCCGGGAATCCGCGCCTTGTCCGCCTCGACCATCCCGACGCCCGCCTCCGAGAAGTGCTCCGCGATCGATGGCCCCTCATGCTCCTGCCACATCGCCGTGTCGCCGACGGTGTACCGCACCCGGAGCCCGGCACTCATCTCCGTGAGCATTCTCGCCACGTCTCTCGGCAGCGTCTCCTTGAACACGTACTCCATGAACCCGATCGCCGACCCGTCCGTCAGACACGCGTACCACTGACACATCCCGGGGTTGCCCGCACTGGCGTACCCCCAGTCGATCACCCGCACAATCTCAATATGCTCGGCCTCCTGGATCGGGCGGCCCCGATACGTCGGCATGACGTCGACGACATGCCACGGACGCCCGTCGCCGGTCGCCTCCCGCCACTCACTGAACGCCTGCCCCTCGATCACCCACTCGCCATGCCGGAGCGCGCGTCTCAGCGCCTCGCTCGGCAACTGATTCAGGCGCTTCTCATACATCGCCTTGTCGACGTGCGGGTTGTCGTCAATCGTCGAGTGGATCGTCTCGTACTCACTGGCCACATACCCCGGCAGTTCGTCCGCCGAGACATCTTTCGCGATGAAGTACCGCCGAACCCACGCCGCCCCCGCCCCCACCGGGTTCGTGCCGCCCCGCACAATCGGGATCAACCCCGGCTTGTCGGTTCGGGCGCGACTGCTGATGAACAAAAACTGCCGGAGCGAGAACGTCGCCAACTCGTCAAAGTAGATCGCGTCAAACTGCGACGACAAATACCGGGCGATCGTCGCGTCGTCCTCGACATGCGCGAAGACGACCGTCGAGCCGTTCGGAAACCGGAGCGTGAAATTCGTCGCATGCCACGCGTCTCGGCTGAGCCCCAGCCGCTCCGCATCGAACGGCACCTCATCCAGATGGCTGAGACGCAGCTCGGGCATCGACCGCCGCAAGATCAACGCCTTGAACCGCGGCACCATCAGGCACCGCATGTACGCATCAAACCGGATCGCTTTCGACTTGCCCGACCCGGCGCCCCCCTCCATCAGGCAGTTGGGCGAGACCGACGCGTGAAACCTCGCCTGATGCTCCAGCGGCGTGTAGACCTCGTCCAGCCGCCCGTCCCGCTCAATGACGAGCCCGGCCACGCCTTAACGACCGAGGAGTGAGGCCGTCGGGCCGATCGGCGCCGGGAGTGGCGGCGCCACCGCCGGGCGTGGCGCTTTCCCCTTGATCGGCTGCATCGGCTCCTCCGCCCCGTGCGGCGCGCCGCCCGCCTTCTTGTGCTTCGGCGTGTGCATCGCCGGCGGACTGCCGTGATGGGCCGTGTGCATCGCAATCGCGATCGCCTGGTTTTCTGGATGGCCCGCGTTTCGGAGCTCGCGGATGTTCTGAGAAATCACCGACGGATGGTTGCCAGGAATGAGCGGCATAAAATGGTGTTATACTCCCTCTGGGCCAAGACTACTGGACGGCTTCGCCGATCTATGTAGCTGCAAGGCGTCGGGGTTCGGCCGCTTGCCTAGTGACGCCCGAGTTGGTGGACATCCATGTCCGCCGACACCTCAAATCAAGCGGCCATTTTACTTTTTGGCCGGATGCGCGAACCCCTTCGCCTTCTCCGCGAAGTTCGCCATCTGCCGAACGTGCGGATTCTTGGAATTTTCCGCCTGTTCCAACGTGGCCGCCGGGATCGGTTCGCCCTCCGGCACGCCCAACGCCTTGTGCAGGCGGCCCTTGTGCGACGGCTGAATCATCGGCGGACGGCCCTTCGGGTCCACCTCGCCGCTCTCCGTCGCGTCACTGCCGCCGTGCGGCGGCGCGTTCGGCTCGGTCGTCATGTGGCCCGCCGGCGTCTCGCCGTCCGGCCCACTCACCAACCCCGCCGTCGCCTTCGCATGCGCGTGCGCCATCGCATGCGCCACATGTTCGGGATGGCCGTGCTGGCGGAGTGTCCGCACATTCTCCGCATGAATCGCCGGATGTCGGCCCGGAATCAGATGCATATCCCTTAGACGTCCGACGCGCCATGCAGGGGTCATGCCAGGACCGTACCGCCCCTCATCTGAGGCGCTACGGCGGATACGGACCCAGATCGCGGACGCTCCGGCGCATGGACCGTCGGACGCACAGACCGTCGGACAGATATCCCGACGGGACATGCGGAGGCGGCCGGGGGCGGAGCCTCCGAAAACCTCAGCCGCCGAAACTGGCGGAGGCCGAGAAAATCCGGCCAGCGGTCCGGCGGCCTGTTGGGATGGCAGGCTTTGTGAGACAAAGGACGCGAGGAATGTCTAGGGAATTAGGGCAAAACGTGCGGCCGAGACAACCATAACGGCGCTTATCAGACCTAGGCTATAACGCCAGGAAAATCTACCGAAAATTCAGCGAAAGGTTGGGAAGTCCAGACAGAGCAACACTCGGCGAGCAGGCCGGCGCTCGAAGCGGCCCGGCGCGAGGACGAGCTCGTCGACGGGCGGACCTGGTATTGCGTCGGGCAATATCCAGGATTGTGCTACGGTCCGACGGTCGGTCGGTGTGTCAATTCTACCACACTAATCAATAAGTGTAGTCAAGTTGACTACACCAAGGTGTCAATATTTTGACAATTCCCCGTCAAGGTGTCAATATTTTGACACTTTACCTAGCCAGGTGTCAATATTTTGACAGCGATTTACGAAAAGCGTAAATTTGGACATTTCTCCGGGCTAACTCGTTGATTCCATGAGGCCGATAGAAAGCGCCCGCCGTTCTTTATTCCGTCAACATTCTGACATCCTGCTGTAAGCTGTTGATTCTACATTACTTATTCTTTGACCCTCTCTAGAAAGATAAGAATACTCTCTATATATTACACACATTGCCCCCCGGGGGGGCCCGCCCCCCGCCTAAGTCGTAGCGCTGGAGAACTCATGTTCATTGTGACAATTGTTGTCGTCGCTCTAAGTCCTGTGATGATGCGGACTTAGACATCGGTCATTTCGGGGTGTTTTTCTGACATCCTGCTGGAACGCGTTGATACGTCAGGACTTACGGCCGAGTCAATTGTGGGTTTTGTCAGAGTCGGCGAATTTTCGCGACATTTCACCGCGAAACTGTTGACACACAAGGACTTATCGTGTTCAAGGAGTAACTATATGCCAATCCCGTCTGTGCGGCGACCGACCGCGAAGAGGCGCTGGCCCGGCGAGCACGAAAATAATTTATAACATCCACGCGCTCAACAGCTTCGCCGTCGAATCCGCCCGTGAATGCTCGCGCCAGCGCTTGACAGCCGGCCGGCCCGCGCAGATACTGCGTGCGGAGGCAGAGACCATGACCATCACACTCAAGGGCCATAACGGCGAAACCGTCGGGACGCCAGAAGCGAAGAAAATCATCGGTCTGTTGGCGTTGCATCGCAGTCCTCGCGGAGAAATGTGGGTGATCACGCACATCCCGACGGGGTTCTCCGCCGGAACGTACCACCTGTACGTCGTCGGCCTAGCGGCCTTGCGTTCGCTCGCGGCCTTGAAGGGCTGGGAGTACGTCACGGGCCCAAAGGCTCCGGTAGAAGCGCCAGACCTGTGGCCGGCGGCCGGGAAGATCGTCCAGACGTACCGACACATCATGAGCGCCAGCAGCCTGAAGGCTCTCCACGCTGACCGCGCGTGAGCCTTGCTACCGCGGCCCGACCATTGTCGGGCCGCGCATGGAGGGCTGGACGTATGAAGCAGACACGAAGCGTGAAGATTCACACCGTGGCACGACCGTACCTTCTCACATTCCACAGCAGTGGGCACACCTATCCGCTGACGAGTGACGAGGCGCAGCGGCTCCTGGACGCGTATCCGGCGAGACGTGCGACGTCGCAGTCCGTCGTCCTCATGGGCCACAATTCCCCCCACGCCTACGATCGCACGACGATCCGTCCGGCCACGCGTGGTGGGGGTCCGGCGTTTTTGTTGATCAAGGAGGCCGTATGACCATCAGGTATCGCGCCAATTTCGGAGACGGCACCTGGACGAGGGCCTATCAGGATATTCGGGATGCCAAGTTGGCCATTTGGGGCCGCGCGGCCATCGTACAGTACCGGTCCTCGATTGAACGTGACCGCGGCGGCCAGTGGGAGACGGTCTGTCCGTCACGGGCGGATCGCAACGGCCCGGCGATCGTCTCCGTCGACCGCGCCTTTGGCCACGGTGAGCCAAGGTCAGGAAGCGTCATGAACCTGCGCACCCGTATTCAGCCACCATCCGGCGCCGACCATCGGGCCGCCACGCCTTGTCGCGCGCCATACATCGTGCAGTACCGCGAGGATCCGCACACCGACGACTGGGAGCCGGCTGTCCGGGAAGACCTGCTCGGCCAGCCCGGACATGAGTCCGTCCTGACCTTGCCAGATGCGACGTTCGGGACACTCGAGGAGGCGATACGGTGGGCGCGCGAGATGTGCGGCGAGCTCCACGTGGCGTCCCTGGCGAACTTTCGGATTGTGCGCTTGGAAATCTTCGGACTTGACCACGAGGAGCGGTAACGACATGGCGGGACATTTTTTCGTGACGTACGACATTGTGACTCCGGAGAGTGCCGAGCAGGGGGGCGCGGCGGAGTCGGGGTTCGCATCTCCCGGCGGCTGGAAGCATGACGATCGGCCGGAACCTGTGACGCTCAGAGAAGCGCTCGGGGTCTGTGGCTACCACGGGCGGGTGGCGCGTGGTGCGTTCGAGGACGGCGGCTGGGGATTCCGTGCGGCCGATCGCGATCAGGATTATCGGACGGGCGAGGAGACCTCGTACGCGATCCATCCGGCCACAACCATCACGCCCGCGAGCTATCGGCGCGTGCGTCGGCTACTCGGATGCCGGTAACGGCGCCTTGCGTTGGCGCCTGAGCCAGAGGGTTCAGGCGCCGCGTCCCTGGCGAACTTTCGGATTGTGCGTCTGGAAATTTTCGGAATCGAACACGGGGAGGGGTAACGACATGAGGAAAACGGTCATTACGTCAGCGCAGGCGGCACATTATATCGGATTTGCCGATCTTGGCTGGCTGTGGGTATCGGATTTCAATCGAGCGCATACGTTTATGTCAAAGGAAGAGGCCGAGCAGTTTGTTCGCGTCTACCTTCCAAGTATGACCGAAGACGTGTGGTATTTGCGCGGCTAGGCCTAGCGATCGGCGCCTTGCGTTGGCGCCTGAGCCAGAGGGTTCAGGCGCCGAGCGGAGGGCACCTAATCATGAAACGCACGAAGCAGCAAGAGACGGACCGGCAAGAGGCAATCGCGCAGCTCCACAAGTTCGTGAAGCCTGGCGACACGCTGTATACCGTCTTGGAGCATGTCAGCCGCTCCGGGATGATGCGAGAGATCAAGGTCTATGCGATTTCCGAGAAGGAACCTGTCTGGCTAACGGGATATGCCGCGAAGGCACTCGGGGAAACGCTCGGCAAGCGCGATGGCATCCGGATGGGCGGCTGCGGCATGGATATGGGTTTCTCGCTGGTCTATAACTTGTCGCGGACGCTCTACCCGAGCGGATTCGATTGCATCAAACCTGAGAAATGTCCGTCGAACGATCACAGCAACCACGGCGACCGAGACAATACGCATCATGCCGACGGCGGCTATGCGCTCAGTCAGCGGTGGCTGTGATGACCGCCGGCGACATCATTCTCCGCGACGGCCGACTGTGGCGCGTCGGGTTACTGAATAGTTGCCGGATGCGGCTCGACCCGCTCGAGGGGCATGCGGTGACGCTGACGACACCAGGCGGCGACACGCGGACGTTTCAGGCGTACGGCCGCTCCGAGAACATTGCGCCATCGGCAGAGTATCCGCTGGCGACGGCGGAGGACGTGGCGCGCGTGGCGCGTCGCGTGGCACGGTTGGAGAAACACGGAGGACCATCATGAGTGCTGCTCCAGCTCGCCTGTCGTCTGTGGATTGCCGCGGCGCGACAGACGGAGGCCACATGAGCCGCCCAGCGCTGACCTTGGCGCACGAGCGCTGGAACGCTCGTGCGTCGGTCCGATGTCCGGGCTGTCAGCCGGGCGAGTGGTACGGCGTGCCGGCGCATGAGTGGGGGTGTCCGGAGGCGGCGGCGTGGTACGTCGTCCCGCCGCGGCGGACGGCGCCGATCGATCACCTGCTGGCCTTGGCGCGCGAGCTCGCGCCGACGTACACGGGGCGCCCGCTGACGAGTTTTCGATCGCGGCGGCAGGTCTACGCCGTGAACTGGCTGGTGCGCGCCGCGTGGCGCCTGTATGGGACGGGAGGATAAGATGGCGGACACATCCGCAACTTTTCGCGAGCGCCACGCGCAGATTGTCGCCCGCGACACAGCGATCCGTGAGACACTGCGGGCGGCGGCGCGGCTGGCCTGGTTGAAGCGCCGGGCGTTGCATCCGACGCTTCGAGACTTGGCGAAAGTGAGGACGGCATGAGAGCGGCCGACATTCCCACCGCGGAAGTCTTGGCGCGCGTGGCGTTCTGGGAAGACCCAGCGCGAAACTGGCATATTGGCGCATCGGTCAGGATGATCGATGGTTGGAATCGAGACACAGACTTCTCGGCCTATGTTCCACGGTGGCCCGAGAAAGTCCTGCGGGCGAAGCTCAGCAGTTTGACGCGCAAGGGCTATATTGACGGGTGTAACTGCGGGTGTCGCGGCGATTTTGTGTTGACGGCCAAGGGGCGGGTACGTTTAGCCGAACTGACGGAGGGTATGTGAGAGGGTGGCCGATCGTCGCGGCGGTCCTGGTGGCGCTTTGTCTGACGGTAACGCTCTACGCGCCGGGGGTGCGGTGATGACGCCGAAGGCCGTCCTGGTCGCGGGCACGTGGGCGTACCGCGGGTCCGTCCCGGTGACGGCCTGGTGGCATCCGTGGTCGCCCTTCGCCACGATGCTCGAGACGCTCGGCGTCCGGGTGCTGGGGCGCCGGGACGGCGAACGGCCGTACGTGTGGTCGACGGATGTCGACGGCGTGCCGGGGTCTCCTGACGTAGACTGGCGGGCGGGCGGCGCGGCGCTCTACGAGTACCTCGTCCCGTCGCTCTGTCCAGACGCGAGGATCCCGCCCGTCGAGACGACCGTGGTGTGTCACAGTCACGGCCTGCAAGTCGTGCTCTTCGCGGCGGCGGCCGGCCTGACGATTGGCCACCTCGTGAGTGTGTGCAGTCCGATCCGCGAGGACATGGCCGCGACGACCAAGACCGCCCGCCCGAACATCGGGACGTGGACGCATCTGTACTCGGACGCGTCGGACGCGTGGCAACTCGCCGGGTCGGACGACCTGTCGCGGTCGTCAGTTGTCGCCGATGCGAACATCTGTATTCCGGGGGTCGGGCACACGGGCCTGGTCGAGGACGAAAAAAATTTCCCCCGCTGGATCGCGCACGCGGCCTGGCTGGGTGTAGGATAGCGGCACCGTGTTCGATCTGCGGATTCTGCGGATTCTGCGAATCCGTCGTCTCTTAGACGTTGAGTATCCCCCGGTGTTGTATGAAATGGAGAGGAGCATCCCATGTCTGATCCCACGCCTCCGCCCGCGTTTGATTTCACCAAAGTGTTCAGCCTGGTCGCCGCCGTCGTGAAGTTCTCGAAGGACCATCCGGAAGCGATGTCGACGCTCATCGCGTTCGCAGAGCTCGTCAAGACGATCGTCGCCGAGATCGAAGCCGCCAACGCCCCGAAGAGTTAAGTGGCCGACGGACTCAGTCGGTGAGAAGGATCGGCTGGGTCCGTCGGTGGTCTCGAAGGAGATTGAGCGATGAGCGATCCGAGACTGACGGCCGCACAGTGAGATGAACAGATTAGGAGGAATAACCCATGAGGACAGACCTTCGAGAAGCGAATCGAATTATTTTGGCGCACGGCGAAGTGACGGGGCACGCCCACGAAGTGCTCACCATGACGGAGACTGTGCCTGATCTGGATCAGGCACAGTATTTCGAGGAACCGGACGGCACGCGGATGCTGCTGGTCTTGGGGGACACTCCCGTGCAGCTCCGGCATCAGGAGCACGCCCTCGTCGTGCTTGATCCGCGTCGGCCTGAGCAGGTCCGGCAGGGGGATGTGCTACTCACCCCAGCGGGCGCCGGCGCATGGAAAGTGACGCGGCAAGCCGAGTTCACGCCTGAGGCGTGGCGCCAGGTGGCGGACTGATCGTCATGGCGAAAAAATACGCCCTCACCGAAGAACATCGCGCCCAGATGGCGCCGTGGGCCGAGAAATGGATCAAGATCGCCCTGTCCACGGCACCCACGGATGACGCGGAGTGGGCGCGCACGGTTGAGTCGGTGGAGGCGCTGTATCGCGCGGCGAAGCTCACGCCTCCGCCGCGGCAGCGGATTGTGCGCGTGCCATCGCCGTTCGTGGGGCGGTTTGCAGCTGGGTATGCGGCGGCCATTTGGTATCTGAGGACAACAGGCCAAAGGGCCGCGACGTGGGCCGCGACGGAGGACGCGACGTGGGACGCGACGTGGGCCGCGACGGAGGCCGCGACGAGGGCCGCGACGGGGGCCGAGACGTGGGCCGCGACGGAGGCCGCGACGGGGGCCGAGACGTGGGACGCGACGTGGGCCGCGACGGAGGCCGCGACGAGGGCCGAGACGTGGGACGCGACGGGGGTCGCGACGAGGGACGCGACGGAGGCCGCGACGAGGGCCGCGACGAGGGACGCGACGGAGGCCGCGACGAGGGCCGCGACGAGGGCCGCGACGAGGGACGCGACGTGGGACGCGACGTGGGACGCGACGTGGGACGCGACGGAGGCCGCGACGGAGGCCGCGACGTGGTATACGGGCCATCTAGAATGCATTCAAGCCGCCACGATGCTTGGGCCACATCGTGGGCTTGGTCTGTCTTGCGCCGCGAGCGCCTATAGCTTCTGGGATGGCGGCAATCAGTGGGCGGGCTATCACGCGTGGCTCACGTTCTTTCGAGACGTGGTGCATCTGCCGATCGACTGGTCCGCCTATGCGCCCTATGAAGCCTTGGGCCACGTCGGTCCGCGCCTAATGCACGCGGAGTTTTGCCTCGTCAGTGATCGGCCCGTGCGGCTGCTCGTGGACGCCCAATCGCGGCCCCATAGCGATGACGGCCCGTTCTGCGCGTGGCGGGACGGCACGGCCCTGTGGGCGTGGCACGGCGTGCGCGTGCCGCCGCAGGTCATTCTTGCGCCCCAGACGTTGACGGCCGAGCACATTGCGGCGGAGCCGAATCAGGAAGTGCGCCGCGTGATGATTGAGCGCGTCGGCTGGCCGCGATACCTCGAGATGAGCGGTGCGACGCCAAGACACTGTGACCGCTATGGCGACCTGTATCGCCTGCCGTGGGGCGACGAGGAGATCGGTTTGGTCGTCATAGC